GTTATTATTATACAATACTCAGCAAATGAAGTATTTGCCTCCGATTGTGAGAGCATGTGCTAATTATGTTATTCTTTCTCAAAATAGTAATCTTAAACAAGTAGAACAATTTTCAGAAGAATACGGTAATGTATACGGAGTAGAAAAGTTCAAAGAGATATACGCAGAAGCAACTTCTATACCATACGGGTTTTTATACTTAGACTTATATGGATTTACTGGAAACAATAATAAACCAAAAGCGTATCAAAACTTTACTAAATTATTATATGAAGCACCTATTAGTTATAATAAAACACTTAATCCTAAAATTTCAAAAAATAAAAAAAATCAACTTGAAACAATTTCAGAAGAAGATTCTGATTCCGAATAATTATTTAATTTAAATAATTTTATCTAGTAATAATTATTTACAAAATGGATAAATTAATTAATTTGAAAAAGGAAATATATGAATTAAAGGAAGAGAATAAAGAATTAAAACAAAAGTTATTTAGAAAGAAATGTTTACTAGATGAAATATTAAGTTTCTTTTCTGAATATATGGATACATTAAATAATACAGAATATATTGAAATATTATATGATAGAATAACTGAAGTTAATTTAGATTAATTAAATTTAATTTATTAGAAATATTATCTTATTAGTAATTATAATTTTATTTATAATGTCTGAGTGGATCGATCATGTTAAAAAAGTTGCGAAACAGAAAGGTATTTCGTATAAAGAAGCGATGAAAGTTGCTAAGTCTACCTATAAACCAAAAGGAAAGAAAGTTGAAAAGAAAGATGATAAAAAGAAAAAAGGTAAAAAGGAAATGAAAGAAATGGAAGAAAAGAAATAAATTAACTATTAATTAAATCATAATTTAGAATTGCTATTTCATTATTTTTTTCATCTAGTTGTCTTTTTAAAAGCATATTATCTTTAATAACATCTTTTAAGTGTTCTTCTAATCCTCTTCTTACAGCATTAGTTAATTGAACTTCTCTAAATTTTTCTTCATAAGTCATTAAATCCGGAAATATAAATTGTGTAATATATGAATTACTAAATGAGTTTTTAATGTATTCTTGTATTCTTTCAAAACTAGATTCAGTTGAATGAGGCATTTTTATTAATATATATTAACTAGATAATTTATTTTTAAATTATTCAAAATTAATCAGATTGTTAAATTATTTTTTAAAAATTTTTTTCTTTTTAGTATTTATAAAAATAAAAATGTTTAAAGTTGATGGGTCAAATGTTTATGTTCCTTCTAAGTCTGTTGCTATTAAACCTGATGTAGTTTCTGATGTTGTTGGTGAAGACCAAATCCGTTTTCATCTTCCTTCTTATCTAGGTTTTATTGATGTTAATCAGACTTATATTAAATATAATCTCACTATTGAAAACGCTAGAGGGTTTTTAGTTCCTGATAAAAATTGTGGCGGACATGCACTTTTTAGAAATGTTGAATTAAGAGATGGTAATAATAAAGCACAGTTAGAACTGTGTGAAGATTACAATGCTAACTATTCTCTACTTTCAAATTTTACAAAGCAAAATACTGTCTCTCATAAAAGAGAATTGTTTAATGGTGTAGTTTCCAAAGGTGGCGAGCGTGCTATGGATAGTATCCTATACTATGGTGCACCCGCACAACACGGAGGGACTGTTGTTGCTCCTACTGGTTTATCTAAAACTGTATTAACTCCTAAATTACAGTTTGGATTAAATACTGGTGTTTTTAAACAAGGACAAGCACTGCCTCTTGGAGCGATGAATGGTATGAGAATTACTATTGATACTGAAGACCCTCTCCGTGCCTTACAGTATTTAGAAGATGAAGTTAAAAGTAGTTCTAATCGATTATCTTTTTTTCAAAATAGGATTTTAGTTCACGACGACGGGGCGGCGGGTAACATTAAAGCAATTGGTGACGATGCTCGTGCTGATGATGCTGATTTAACTACAACAATTTTTAGTATTGAAACATCTCATTCCGATCGTCTTCTTATTCCTTTTGATGTTAATGATATTCTTTATATTTCTAATCAAGGTGGAACTATCGTAAATGAAGAAGAACTAGGGACTATTGTAGGGTTTAACACTGCCGGGGCGACTGGTGGGGGTCGTGTTGCTATTAGTTACATTCCGAATAGGAATAGAACAGTAGGACTGGCGGCCAATCATACTAGTGCTGATTCTCAATTATATATTAAAATTGCTGATAGACAAGTCGCTCACAGTGGTAGAATTGGTGTTGCTGATGTTGGTAGTGACACTGGGACTTTTAATATTCTTGCTCCATCTTATAGAATGTCTGAAATTGAAATGATAGTAGAACAAATAACGCCTCCGGTTCAATACGTTCAAGCAATGATGAAAGCGGTGATGGGTGAAACTGGAGTTCAAATGGATATTCTAAGTTATGACTTATTTAGACATAATCAAAATAACGTTGTTGGTCTACAGCAGATTCTAATTCCTACTCGAATGACTAGAGCAAAATCTTTATTCTCACAACCTTTATCTGTGTCTTCTTTTAGAAGTCTAGCAGGTTCTTCTTTCCAAGGTATCGCTGATAGTGCTAGGAATTATGAATGGATACATGGGACTAATCATTACCCTACTCGTCTTGCTCCTTTAGAAAGATATTCGCAAGTTATTAATTTCAATAATAGATTTAAAACTGAGGCTCTTCACTGTTCTGAGTTACAAAAAGCAATTAACAATGTAGACGAAAAGGTTCTTAGTCTTCAGAGAATTCCGGAACACTTTAGTATCGCAAGAGGTTTAACTAAATACGGTCAAGTAATGGATTTAAGCAAACAAACTCTATCTCTTCGTGTTGATTATGCTAATAGTGCAACAGTTCAAAAACTATTTAACAATTATGTTTATGGTATGAAAAGAATTATAATTAATAAAGATGGTGTTTTAGTTGTTTCTTAAAAAAGTTTTTAGTATTAGTTTTATTTTTTAATTTATTAATTTTTTTATTAAAAATATATTTATAATTAATATATTTATAAATATTATACTATTATGTCTTCCTTTAACGTTATCGATGTAGAGAAATTCGAAGTTCTTCCTAACAATCAACCTAATAACAATACCTATTCTTTTAGAGGTGGTAATCCTATTATTTCTATAAGTGTTCCAAGTCAAGCAAAACTACTTCGTCCTTCTAGTGTTAGAATCAACGGTCGCCTCCGTATTAATACTGCTATTGGTGGTTTAGTCGACCCAAATGATTTAAAAGGTGCCGGAGCGGTGGATGTTAAAATGAATAGTAGAGTTGGAATTAATGGATTTATACAAAATGTTAATATTAGTTCTGAAGCAACTAATCAGACTTTAGAATCAGTTAGACAATATGGAAGACTTGTTAATCATATTCTTTCTAATACTAGTAGTCCTGATGATTTCGCTAGTAATAAATCAGTTACATCTCTTATGACTGCTAGAAGTGATTCTACTGCTAATCTTGGATGTAATGATGTTGATTTTAGTATTCCTCTTTATTGTGGTATGTTCCAAGGGGGTAATCCAATACCGCTTTCAAGTAATGGAGTAAACGGTTTAGTTATTAACTTAGAATTAGCATCTGATAATCAAGCGTTATTCGGTGCTAACGCTGGAGACGGTGCCGGTGCCTTTTATGAAATTAGTAATGTTAGTTTAAGTGGAGATTACTTAATTCCTGATGAAAAAGGTATGGCTCAGTTATCCGTGCCTGGGTCGGGTGCCTTTCAGTATAATAGTTATTCTTCTTTATACTCTGTTATTAATTCTAGTGATGCTACTCAGACTTACAATTTAGCAAATAGTAATGTTTTAAGTATTATTCATTCTTTCCTTCCTGTGTCTCACAGTAATAATTACGCTCAAGATTCTTTCGCTAACGGTGAATTACTTAATACAGACGGTGCCGGTGCCTACAATCAGGCGGTTACATTAAATAAAGTGTCTTTTAGTCGTGCTGGTATGAAACTCGCTTTAGACTATGAACTTGATATGGAGACTCAGTCTATTCAGTCTAGACCTGAAACACAACTTAATATCAATGCTCTTAATGCTTTTAAGGCGTATGCTAAATCAACTAAATTCCTTAACCAACCTCAAATGGATGGATTTGGTGGAAGAGATTTAATTGCTTCTTTAGATACTGTTGTTGATGGAAGTGCTATTACTGGATTCAACGCTACTTCGGGGCGACAGACCGCTCAAGAAATTGATGTTGGAGTTAGAAACTTTATTGTTGGTTTAGCATTAGATAGAGTTTCTGATGTTGGTATGAACTTTAAGGGTTCAAGTTATTCTACAAGGATTCAATCTACTTTAGATGGTAATTCTCCTAATAGTATATTTTCATATATTCTCTCTAAAAATGTTCTTCAATACAGTCCACAAGGAATTCTTGTTTCTAGTTAAATTTATTTTCTTTTAGTTTTTAGTTTTTTTTATAATTAATTTTTTTTAATTTATTTATTTTTTTATTAAAAATATATTTATAATTAATATATTTATAAATATTATACTATTATGTCTGTTCCCGAGATTCTCAATGTTAAAAATAATGTTCTTCCGACTGTTTCTAATATGGAAATTAAAACAGAAATTTTAGACCCCATTTCATCTAGTGTATCTGAAGTTGTTTTTCAGATTCCTAAAAATGGAATTCTTGATGGAGGTTCTTTTGTCTCTTTAGCGATGACTGTCCCCTCCGGTTTAGTCAACGCAAACGGTGAATCAAATGCTTTTCTTCCTATGACTGCTGGTATACATGGTATGATTCGTAGCGTGCAACTTACTATAGGCGGTAAAGTTATTAGTTCGACTGAAGATTACGGACACTATCAGAATATGATGAGACAATTTGAAACCCCGGAACATAGGGCGTATGTGGAACAAGTGAAAAGCGGTAACAGTTTAGATAGATTTGGTGCTGTTGGGTCAGGTCGTATTTGTCCTAAAGATTTACAAACTGTCGTAGAGGCGAATGATAACACTGGTAGACTAGTTACTCCAACTTTTATTCGTCCTACCGCTCTTGATTCTACAACTCCTGTTTTCAGTGTTAGACTTTCTACTCTAATTCCTATGATGAAGAGTATTCAACTTCCTTTATTTGCTATTAAAGAGCATGTATACCTTCGTATTCAATTTAATTCTCAGATACACGGAACCGTTGCTGGGTCTACATACGGTAATATGTGTTGTTTTGCTAATATAAATGGTGGGGGTGCTATCCCTGCTGGCGTTGTTGTAACACCTAGTCTTCCTAATATTAAATTCTATTCCGATCATCTATATTATCCTGATGCTATTATGAATCAGACACTCGCTGAAATACAATCTCAAAACGGTTTAAATATTCTTTATGAAGATTTAGTTCTCACTAATACTCAGATAGCACAAGGGGCGGCGGCTACCGCTCCTGCTATTACTACTTCTAGTGTTGAAAGACAAATAGCGGTTAGTGGAAAAACTGTTCGCGATATTATGATTACTCAGAAAAATACTGGGTCTTCTCATAATCTTCTTGGTAAGTATTTTAGTTCTTGTTCTACTGCTAATGACTCATATAACTTTAGAATTAATGATAATCGTTATTATGATAGAGATATAGAAAGTCCTGGTAGAAAATACGATGAACTTTCAAAAGTTTTAAATAAACCATTATATGTTCCTTCTCAGTTATATTCTAATAATGCTGATGGTAACAAAGCGAGTGCTGATGGTGCACGAAATCAGAAATCAGTTTACATTGGAGGTATAAATACCTTTGTTCTTCCTGCTACTTTTAATACTTCTATTATTGCGAATCAGTTAGAAAGAACTTCTCACTTTATCGGTGTTGATTTAAAAACTTCTCTTAATAATCAGTTAGGTAATGGTAAAAAGATAGGTGTTAAACCAATTCTTTTACAGTATAACAGAAAAAATACCGACGGTGATAGGGGTGCTATTGAGATGAGAATTTTTAGCAATGTGGAAAGAGTCATGAAACTGCGAAATGGTGTTGTTCTTGTATCAAGTTAATTTTTTGTTCTAGTGTTATTTTTTTTATTTTTTTTTATATTTTATATAATTATATATTGAAATGTCTAAATTTATTTTATTAGAATGTAATAGAGATAGAGCAATTGATACTACTTTTGATAGTGGAAAAAAAGATATTTTTAAAAATAAGTGGACTAATCAAGTTTCTAATAGTGGTATTGTTGTAAATGCTGGAGATGTTTTAAATATTGATGAAACTATAGTTAATAGTATAGGAGCGAATATAGATGTAATGGAATTTACAGGAAAAAACAATGAGAACAATATAGTAGATAATAAAATTGCTTTAGAAGTATCTTATTATATTAATCATACTGGAAAGAATAGTGGAAATATGCCTTTAGTAGGACATAAAACATTTAGAGGAACTGGTGATTTACGAGTATTAGCATTTAATGATGGTGATTTTTCAAACGCTTATTCAGAAAACGGTCAATTATTAGCGTATACAGAACATAGGTATCAACATATGATAGCGGATAGGAGTTTAGGGGAACCTTTCTTTGGAACATTAGCAACTGATACGATGCAATATGATAATACTGAATTTTATGATAATCAAAAATTAATGGCGAATACTCAAAAAGTATTTGGGATGAAATTATTAACTAGAGGAGGAGGATTAGCAAATCAACCAAATACTGGATTTAAAGAAGGACAATTAATAACTGTTACAACTGATGACATTACAGCAACAGGAACTACAATGGAAGTTAGAATAGAATCAACAATAACAATAGGAACTATTCCTAATGTTATTGAATCTTTTTCAATTACACAATTAGGAGACAAAGTGTTTAATGGAACCGCTCCGACTGGTATCTCTAGAATAACCTTTCCTGTAGGCGGTGCTTCTATGGGGACAGACCAAGTATATCAAGTAACACGAATACTTTCAGGTAATTATGAAAGTAGTGATATTAGAGAATTTGATGGAGAAAGATATTTTCCTTTACAAGTTGGATTTACAGGATTAGCGTTTTTTAATGATTCTCAAGTGAATAACGGTGAACCAAATGACCCTATTACTGCTTCTTTTGATATTGATAAAATACAATCACAACCTACATTAAGAACTAATGAAGTTGTATTAAATGTTCCTTCAGGGTTTTCTACTCCTTCTAATGTTGCTAATATATTAACTCAACAAATGGGAAAACCCGAAAAGTTAAATGAAAATTTTAATAATGGTAAATTTTTAGATGTAGAAACTTTTAATTATTTTCATGATGTCAACGGACAATTTATACAAGACGGTAAACCTAATATAATCGCTAGTCAAATGTTTCAACCTCAATCTTGTAATTGGTTAAATAATGGTAAATCTAATAAAATAGGTTCTTCTTTTGTTGGTAGAAGACAACAATTTTATAGTAGTATTGCTTGGAAAGAACCGGATAGATGGACTGGATTAGTTCCTGCTTTTAAACAATTTGCTGTTAATGCTTCTCCTTTTGATGAAAATAATGATATTGCTATTGCTAGAGGGACTCGGGCGGCGGAATTAAATGATTATGGTGATTTTTCAAGACAAGGAACTGGAGAATTTGGATGTCATGTATCTGTTATACATTCTCCAACTGTATTTGGAACTCATAATCATAATACTTTATCAAGAGGAGAATTAATTATTACAAATATTAGATATACTCAAAGAAATTTAAATAGATTAAGATTAATGAAAGAATGTGAAAAATATATGGGAGATTTATCAGAAAAAGTAGATACTGATTCTGATAACTTTAGAGAATTTTTATCAGTTAATTTAGATATTGGAATGTATGATGATGAAATGTCTACACAGGGAAAATACACACAGGCAGAAGGAGGTTCTCCTAGAACATTCACAGGACAAAAAAGGAAATTCGCAACAATAGACGAAGCAATATCTAGCGGGTTTTGTGTTATTGATACTGATGAAGGACATTTAAACGGTTTATATGGATTTCAAAGAGATTTAGAAAATATAAATAATCAAGGTCAAGAGTTATCTAATTTATGGGTTAAAAGTAGATGGAGTGAAAAATATAGATTTAAAAATTCAATAGATTCTGATGGAGATGTTATAGACCTTGGAAATGATATTAGATATTCAACTACTTTTAATTCTTTAGGTAATGATACAAAATTTAATACAACAAATACTGATATGAGACAAGTTTTTGGAAATGGATATATGACTGATGAAGGGTTTATATCAATTGATGATATGAATAATATGGCGAGAGATTTAGATTTAGCAGTTATTCCTGTTAATGTTCCTATTAATTATGCTAATCCTTTACAAAATAGCGAATGGTATGAAATTGAATTAACTGGAAAAAATCAATTACCGCCTTTTCTTGCTTTTATTGTAGGGGCGAATTATGGCGACCCTGCTACTACAGTATTTGATACAGTTAAACAATTTAGTGGAACAGGTTCACATTGGGTTTCAG